TCGATAAGAGCGTCTACCTCGTAGTTTAGGTACTCGACTTCTTGTGATGCATCCTTCTCGTTATTAACCTCAATAAACTTCTTTCCGTTCATTGGGTGGTAGTGAAGAAACTGCTGAAGAACTTGGTTTTCTTTAGGAACACGGAGTAATCCATCCTCAAAGATGACAGGTTCAAGGATGAAGTTTCCATCCTGCTCGTCCTCAAATGGAGATTTTTGGTTTCGTGCATACCTAAGCGCACGATTAAATCCTTTCTCTTCATCGAACCACATCAAAGGTGATCGATTAGAGTTCTTTGTTGGCAGCATAAAAGAAAGTGGTGCTGCGTTTCTTGTTAGCCTGTAGACCTTGTCTACAAACTTCTGTTGTTTATTTTTCATTTGATTTGAATAAGTAAAGGAAGAGTGTACTCAAGTACACTCCTCCTTTATGGTTAACATATTAATTCTTAGTCCTCGAACAATACGAAGTTGTTAGCACCAAGAGTACAAACAGCACGCTCAGAGAGGAAGTGTACCTCCATCGCATCAAGAGAGCTGTTCATTGCTCCACCTGCAGAACCTGTGATCCAAGTCTTGTAACGACGATCCTCAGCCTCTGACGCACGGTAGCGAACGTGAAGGAAAGGACGCTTTGCATTCTTACCAAGAACCTGATCGTATACGGTAGTAGAACCTGCAGGTACAAGAAGACCGCTAACACGACCTGATCCTGCTCCTGTTGGAAGACCACCACGCATAGTTGGATCGTTCAAGTATTTCCAATCAGACTTGTAGAAGTCATAACCACGACGGAATCCTGAGAAACCAAGGTTCAACGCCATGTCCTGATCGTTGTCGAACAAACCGAAAGATGCAAAGTTAGCAGCACCTGTTGAGCTGTAACCGTTCAATCCTGCCAACATATCGTCAATGTCGAATGAGAAGTCACGGTCAACGAAGAGAACGTTCTCCTCGATAGATCCCTGCTTGTCAAGACGAGAAACAATCTGATCAAACTCAGCAAGAGTGGTTGGGTTACCACCTCCCCATACGTTACCACGCTGTGATACAGAATAGAAGATACCGTCAGAACCTTTGTCACCAACTTGGTCGTTAACTACTTGTGTTGCAGCACCTGAACCTGCTTCAGCAGGAACTGCTTCAATCATTGCAGTCTCCAAGTAATCGTCAAAACGAAGACGAGTCTCATGCTCTGATTTCAAGTACCATAGGTATCCTGAAGCTCCATTCTCAGTGGTTACTTCAACCCATCCAATCTGAGCCATGTCAGATCCGTTAACTGCATACTTGTCCTTGATGATGATTGGTGAATTCTCAAAGATATCATCCTCAGCCTCTAAAGATCCAACCATACCGTCTGTTCCTTTACCGAACTCAGATCCATAGATGAATACAGTGAACTCGTTATCTACAGAAGCGTTTGTCAAACCATCAGCTTCGTAGAAAGCAACAGTAAATGTGTCTGCAGTAACTGCAGTAACAATGGCTTTATTAAACCCTGTTCCTGCGTTTGCAGTAATCATTACTGTCTGTCCAACACGAATAGCGATGTTACCTGTAATGGCATCATTAACAGTAAATATTGCCGTGTCTGCCTCATCAAGAACAGTTGTTGTACAGTCTGTGTACTTAATGTGAAGACGACCCTGCTCAGCCCACTTGATGAGGTCAGAGTTAGAAGGCATCTCAGCTCCAACCATACGGAGGAAAGAAGAGATGGTACGATTTCCGTAACGCTCAAACTCCTTTTCATAGGTATCAGGAAGATACTGATTCAAGAAGTTGAAGTCTGTAATATAGTTGCTTGCTAAAGCAACCTGATTTGCTGAAGGCTGTAAATTATAGCCTGGCGTATTTAATGCCATGATTTTTTGTTTTTAAAAGTTATTTTTTGCGACTCTTAATTTTTAAGCCGCGACCTGAGTCAGGGTTTATGGCTTTAACTGTTGTTCCACCTTGGTTAGTAACTTCAGGAACTCTGCGATCACCCATGTCGATGTTTTTCATTTTTCGCATAACCTCATCCGCACTAGCCGATTTGCCTTGCTCGTAAAAGAACTTAGCAAACTTTTCGGGATTCATCGCAATAGACAACGCCTTATGATATCCTACTGCATCCTGAATAAGACCATTCTCATCCAAGAACTTCTTTACAAAGTTGTTGGAATCGATTTGAGTCTTTTTCAATTCAGTAGCATCTGCAGGAGCAAAAACAACATTCTTACCTTCTTCAACACTGAACTCAAAACCTTTGAACTCGTTTCCGAAGACTTCATCTGTTTTCTTTAGAAACCATTCCTGCTTTCTTTTTGCCTCCTCTTCATAGCTTGTCGCCTGCTGCACGTATTGATTATATGCCTCAAGCTTTTCTTTGTCCTCGTCAGAAACAGCACCTCCTTTTGACTCAAGAGGAGTGCTATACTTTTCCTTCTCAGACTTGAAAAACTCTTTGGCTTTTGCAATAGCTTTTTTCTTCGCTAACTTTACTTTCTTAACTGTCTTCTCGTCGTCGTAGTCCTCATCAAAGCTATAGTCATCCATCATAGCCTCAATATCCTCCTCGTCCAAACCAACTTCAGTTGCCGAAAGATATTCCTTCAAGACCTGATCATCGTCGATATTATCAATATCTCTGTTGACCTTAATAAAGTCGTTTATTCCACGACCTGTCTCTCTCTTGAACTTTAGATACGCAGCAACGTCTTCAGGCATCTCTTCATTCTCTTCACGAGATTGAAACAGTTGCTCAACAGTATCAATGTTGCGATCATAGCGGTTGTTAATATATAAAAGAACGTCTTCTTCACTTAACTCTTTTTTTTCTTCTGACTGATCTTCAGTCTGAATATTCTCTTCGGTTTGAGTATTATCTTCGTTAAACTCCTGCTCATGCTTATTAAGCAACTCCTGCTCAACCTCCTGAACAGACTTCTCTTCTACCGAAACTTCTTTTACCTTAAATTCCATAAATTAAATTTTTACAAAAATACTATAATTAAATTATATGCTATCTAGGATTGAATTCTGCGAAATCAAACCCGTCTAATGAGTCCTCATTTGACTCGAAGCTTAGAGGTGGAAGGTTATTTTTCCGTTGGTTTATAAGCTTGCTCTGCTCGCTATTCTGCTGACTAATACGTTTAGCCTTAGCATCCTCACGAGACTGCTCTCTTTGGTTTAGCATATCGCCCTGCATCTTATGTAGCTGAAGGTTATAATCAAACTCACGCTTCATAAGCTGCTCCTTAAGCATAGCCTCGCTCTTCATCTTCTCAATCTCAAAAGATATCTCAGCCTGCTTGATCTGCATCTTAGACTGAGTCTCGAGCTGTATTTTTTGCATAGCCGTCTGTGCTGCCATCTGCTGAGACTGAAGCTGCTGCTGTGCTTGCATAGCCTGCTTCTGCATCATCATAGACTCCTCACGCTCTTGCTTTTTCTGACGCTTAAGCTTCAGTAGCTGATTAGCAAGCTTGATGTTCTTAACCTCTCTGATGTCAATAGCATCCTCAAGATTAATGTCTCCCTTGCTGAGTGCCATCTGAATGTTCTGCTCAAGCTGCTGCTTCTGCTCCTCATCAGGTGATACCTCTATAAAGATCCCAAAATCATATAGGTAAAGATCAGATATCTCGTGGAGTATACTTACATTGTACTTACCGATCTTGTTTATAAAGTCATCCTTAAAGTCAGAGTACTCTAATATATCAGCAACTCTATACGATAGACCTTCAGATATTGACTTGAACATGAATAGGCTTCCATCAAGTACGTGGCGTGTAGCCGTGTTAGAGTTTAACGCTGCCAACTTCTGAACACCAACCAACGAGTTAGGATCTAACGTGCTTCCATCACGAGCCTCGTTAAGACCTGTAACCTGACGAATCATGTCAAGGTAGTGGTTGTAGTTTGCAAGAAGCATCTGTGTCTTTGATGCTCCTGAGTTAGATGTTAACTGCTGAATAGGTACTCTAGCATTGTTAAACTCTCCGTCCTGAGTATAAGACCTACCAATAACAGAACCTGTTTGGAAGTAAAGCCTTAGTGCATCTTCAGGATTATAGGCAGCACCTGTTCCAAGGTCTACCTCGTTCAATCCATCTGCATCGATGTACACACCATCAGGAACGGTCTTGGCAATAACCTGCTGAAGCTTAAGGTGGGTCATCTGAATCAAGTCAGCGAAAGGAATCATCCTACGAACCAACGACTCGATAACACCCTTATACATTCTTGGCGCTACAGCAACGTAGTTTGGAATGGCGTGCTGAGATGAAGACTTAGGTCTACACATATTCTTAGCCAATTCCCACTTAAGTATGTAGTTAGTACCCATGACCATAACGCCATCGTACCAAACATCTATAGTCTTTGATACCTTCTCGAAGTTTCCCTCTTCCATCATCTCAACAGGAGGGTTGAAGGTATCATCCTTCTCTATCATCTTAACGTTTCCATTACTAGAAACCTTCTTCTTATACGTGAAGGTGTGTGTTGTCTTGTAGTTGAAGTACAACAAGGTAACCGTGTCACGATAAAAAATATCATTGTTATAGTACTGAGCTACATTGAAGTAGTCATACCAACTCTGACCCTTCTTAGATATCTCTTCTAAGTCCTCGTTGGTGATGCTAGGATCAATCTTGCGAAGCTCATTTACATTAACAGTCTTAACCTCTCCCCAATAGAAGCAATCCTTAAAGTGTGGATCTTCGGTATAGCTGTATACAATATTTGCAGGATCTACGTATGAGACCTTAACGCCCTCTCCAATGTTAAACTCATGCTTACCTACAGAGATACCTATTGTAGTTAGGTCATAATCAAATCGCTTACGAAGATCAAGATACTTGTTCTCCTCTAGCATTGTATTAATAGCCTCCTCCTCAGCGATCTCTATTGCAGGCTTATAGTTAAGCTGCATGAACAAAGACAGCTCCTCGTCAGTGTTTGGCAAGTTCTCGGGGCTTACAACAAATGGATTAGCTCCCGTAGCCTTTTGGATTTTTTCAAGCACAGGCTTTGCAACCATCTGACCCTCAATAAGATCCTGATACTTGCTTCTCTTAGCCTGAGATAATGCATCCTGTGAGTATGCCTTAACCTGAAATAGCCTGTCGGACATACCGTTAACAACAATATCGACAAACTTAGGTATAATAGGAACAGGTGTCCAATCTAAGTTTAGATAAGACAAGTCTCCATCTACTGACATTTCAGACTTATACTTAGCTACAGACTGCTCTCCTCTAGCATACAGTCTCAACCTATGAAAAGCTCTCCATTGGTCGTAAAACCTACACTGACTTCCGTCTTTTTTGAACCATTCATACTGAATAGCTTGTCCGACCTGAAGACCGAACTCATCTAATGCTTTCTCTGCGTCAGATACAAATTGACTAGGAAAACCTGTAGGCGATATGTTCACCTCAACTTCCTTCATCTAATAATTTCGCTTAATGTTCCTGAGTTATTATACCTTGCAAAGGTAAGGCTAATTTTATTACTAGTTTTTTCGGGTTGATACAGATGTTTCTGACACGCCATTATCGCTAATCCCGAGCTGATAGATGCATCGTGCTTTGTTCTATTTGTAATATCAAACCTTGCCCAATCCTCAAGAGTTCTGTGGAATGGCATCCAACCCATCTCACCATCCTCTCTATAGTTCCCATCATCAATACCTACATACTTCTCTATGTACGACTCAATAGCAGAGGCGTGAGCCTGCTTAACATCCTCAGATGAGTTAGGTATACCACCAAGTTCTTTTTCTGTCTTAGATAGCTTGTTTTTAGCCTTATCGGGTCTGTTTAAGCAGAACGGTCTATAGCCCCTGTTCTTAAAGTGGTATAGAAGCCTTGGTTTGTTGTTCTCTATAAGTATAGGCATACCATAAAATACACAAGCCATTAGAACCTCCTCATAGAATATCTCTGCAGTCTGAGGTCTTGCAATATACTCCAAGAAAAACTGATTGCTTGGTGCATCGTCCATGTTAAACTTAGTCAGACCATGGAGCGCACCGTTAGATCCTCCACCGCCAACAACCCCTGATATGTCGTATGAGTCACACCCAAACGCACCTATGTGATCATTAGCAGGATGCATAGTTCCGTTCTTCTTAAAGACACGATTCCTAAGGTTCTTAGGTGGAATCCATGAAACAAGAAATCTTCCGTTCTTATCAGGAGAAAATATGACCTCAGTATCCTTTATCCCATCCTTCCAATGGAATGATCCCCTAGTAAGGTGATGCTCCAT